TGTGGAGCGGCCTGCTTGGAGAGTACAGGGACAAATTATAACAAATCCTGACATGGCTAGTAAGGCTATTCAAGTCATGCATAAGCATTATGCCAGGGCTGTCGAGGTTGCAGAGGCAGAGGGAGGAGAGGTCCCTCCCGCTCCAGATGTGCAGGAACTTAAGTATAGTGAGCTACTAGAGGCTGGGGAGATAGAGGTTGTTACCACTCCTACAGAGAGAGTTCATGTTTGCGTTATTATGGGTGATGCATTGCTTTATCAACGTATGCTTCCTACTTCTCATTATCCTCTTGTTTTCTTTATGAATATGCATACTAGAACTCCCTTTCCCATTTCTGATGTTAGGATGGTAAAGGGGATGCAGGAATACATAAATAAGACTCGGTCTTTAATTATAGCTCATGCTACTACTAGTACGAATACAAAGATTTTAGTTCCTTCAGGCTCTGTGGATATGAGAGAGTTTGAACAGAAGTGGTCACAGCCTGGTATTGCTATTGAAGTTGATTTTGACCAAGGCCCTCCTCAGCCAGTCCAGCCAACTCCCTTACCAAACGAATTATATCAGAATGAAAAGGTTGCGAAAAGTGATATAGACCATCAAATGGGGTTGTATGAGCTAATGATGGGTAATTCTCAAGCTGCACCTCATACTTACAAGGCAACAGTAAGTTTAGATGAATTCGGCCAGAGGAAGATAAAATCTAAGCAGATGGATATAGAATCAGGATTAAATAGATTGTGTAATATCGCTATACCGTATATGCAGCAGTTGTATACGCAGGAAAAGATTATAAGACTTCTTCAGCCTAATAACTCAATGACTGAATATGCTGTCAATAAGAAACTTTTTGATAGTAAAACAGGAGAAATATCGGCTATAGAGAATAATATAGCTATTGGTAAATATGATGTTGTAGTTGTTACTGGTTCTACCCTCCCAACGAACAGAATGGCTCAGTTAGATATGTACATGGATGCCTACGAAAAAGGTATTATTGATAAACAAGAAGTATTAAAGAAAACAGAGGTCTTTGACATGGAGGGCGTATTGCAAAGAACAGATGTAGTTGCTAAATTAGCCCGACAGTTAGAGCAGGCTTCTGAAACTATTAAAAACTTACAAGGCGACCTGCAAACTAGAGAGCGTGAGGTATATCATGCTAAGCAGAGAGCTGAATTAGAAAAATTCAAGTCCAACTTGGACTCTACTTCCACGAAGGCAAAAGCCGCTGGAACAGTATTTGAGCGAAGACTTGATGACGCAGTGGGACAAGTTCAAAAGGAGGTCCGAGAGGCCGCCAAAGAAGCTAAAACAGAGAGTTTACCCCCCAAGTCCCGACGGGGCAGCTCACCAAAATAGGAGTCAAAGATAGATGGATGAAAGAACAGATACTCCTGCAGTTATAGAAAATATCCAAGCGATAGATTCTGTGCAGGACTCTGATATAGATGAAATCATCTTGGGCGATGATGCTACGGTCCAGGGGGACCGAGCATTCGCCGTACCAGAGGAAAAGGCAGTCGTAACCGACTCAACCCCCGAAAGACCAATGGAACCAGGTACCCCACCTCAGAGTGGTAACGAAGAGGTAAGGTATGAGTACTGGCAGTCTCAACATGATAAACTAAAGAATGACTATGATAGTTTGCAGGGGCAGTTTCAAACTACCCAGCAACAGTTAAGTCAAGTTCTTCAGAATCAAGGCGGGACTCAGCAACAGGCTCAGCAAGAACAGGAACCGGCACGGGAAGAATTCCCCCCGGCCCCTGGAAAGCCAAAGAAACCTAGTGGTTTTTCTCGTGAGGAAGCGTATACAGATTCTAGCTCAGAGAGTGCAAAATATCTCGATGATGTGGAATCGTGGCGCGACGATATGGATGAATACAATAGTCTTCACATGGAGTATGCAACTGCTTCTATGCAGGTTGAAAATGAAGCTATCCGGCGAAAGCAGGTAGAAGATATTCAGCGCAGAGAGGCAGAGCAACAGTATAGCCAACAGCTTGATAGCGTTGCTAATCAGGTTAAGAGTTCTTACAATGTTAATGATAACGTTGCTCAGGATTTTGTGTCGAAGATGTCTGACCCCAATAGTCTCACGATTGATAACCTTTGGAGGTTATACACACTAGATAATAATCTAGAAACTCCCCCGCCTCCCCCTGCTGCCCCTCCGCAGGCTCAACCGAGTCCGGATTTTCAGCAGGCCAAGAGGGCGCAACAAGTGCCGAGTCCGATGGGAGTACTTCCCTCACAGAATGTGGGTGTTGATTCCAAAACGGATTCGGATAGGATAATGGATTCTATCATCAAAGACTACGAAGATACGAATCCTTGGACGTAAACAACAGATGACGAGGAGATACCACGATGGCTAATCAATACAGCATCGGCGCTGGTGGCTCAATGCAATCTAGTTCCGTTGACCATTCCCGAAGAATGTATAACTTCGGGGAGAGGCTTCCTGAACTTGCTCCTCAGCAGTCCCCGTTTTTCGTCTATCTTTCCAAAGTTGCTAAGAAGCCAACAGATGACCCTGTTTTTAAGTTCTTAGAAAGGCGTCATCAATGGCAGCGCAGAAACTTTGAGGCCCAAGCTCAACTCACCTCTGCTGCTTATAGCAGTACGTGGGACCAAGGTTCTGGTGCAAAGTTGCAAGTTGATTGTTTGTACGATAAGTACGGACGAACAGTAACAACTGCTGTACAGCCGCTGTTTCTTCTTAACAACCAGGTCGTAGCCATCGCTGCATCTTATGCATCAGATGGTTCTACCTATGCAACCGGGTTTACAGCTTATTATAAAATAGCTGCTGACCCAGACATCGCATCCGCAGCTGATAAGGCTGGAGTACAGCTTACTTTCTTGAAGCTTATTCAGCAAGCTACTGGTGCGGTTACACCTGCGAATGCTGGTAAAATCAGGATTCTTGCAGATGCTAAAGGTCAGGTTGTAGGTTCAGCTTTTGCTGAGGGTAGTAACGACCCAGAAGGATGGAAAGACGAATTCTACGATAGGGAAGGATACTGTCAGATTTTCAAGACAGCTATTCCTCTCTTTTCTGGTACTGCTCTGGCAACACGATATCGTGGCGTAGGCAACGAATATAAACGTGTTTGGCAAGAGAAGCTCATGGAACATAAAATGGACCTAGAGCATGCAATGCTATTTGGCGTTGGTACAGACGACTCGACAGCAACTGGACCCGTCCGTCGCTCATGGGGAATCGTTCCTTACACAGAAGTTTATGGAAAGATAAAATCTTTCACATACGCTTCTTCTACGTATGACGATTTCATTGACGCGATGGAGGATGTATTTGCTCCAGAGTCAGGTAACAGTGGAGATAAACTTGTCCTAGCATCAAGAAAGATAATTTCTTGGTTGAATAAACTAGGTTCGAGTTCATTCATTGGTAACACAGCTGGATTGGGTCACACAGTGACCACATCCGGTGGGAGTAATCCTTATGGCGTAGATATCCAGAACGTTAAGGGTGCTTTTGGACATGATGTGTCTACTATAAATACTATTTATGGCAGACTTCATTTTGTTCAGGAGCCGATGTTCCGGAATGTCTGGGAAGATTACTCTGTGATGGTTGACCTTAAAAACGTAGCATATCGCCCACTTTCGGCGAATGGCGTTTCTAGGGATACACATATCATCACTAACGTTCAGAACAATAATGTTGATGGACGGAAAGACATGGTTCTAACCGAAGGCGGTCTAGAAGTTAGTCTTCCAGAAACACATTGTATTCTGAAGTTTAGCTAATACTAGCATAGGGCGGGGGGCCAAAGGCCCCCCGAATCCCTAAAGGAGATAACGAGAAATGGCACAAACGAATTTACATAAGTATTCTTCCCAAGAGAGGGACAACAAGAGGGAGTTGGATGTAATTACAGTTACCCTTACTACTGATGCCGAGACAATAGGCGACAATAAGGTCTTAGCTCAAAGCATTGAAATACCGTATGCATTTTCAACAAATGGTGGCAGTTCACTGATTCAGTCAATAGTATTATTGGATGAAGTAGTTATAGGGCCTGCAGTTGACATTTTCTTCTCAACTACAGACGATGCGATTACGCAGGATGAGGGGAAGTCAATAGGTGAAGATGTATCCGACCTTGATGCAGTTTTTGCTAATTTTGTTGGTCATGTAAATGTTGCGGCAGGTGATTGGGCTGATATGGCTGATGCTAAGTTAGGCACTAAGTCTAATATTCAGTTAGCTGTACATGGAGCATCTGGTTCTACAAGTCTATATTGTCACGTAGTGAATAGAAGTGGTGGAAACTGGGTAGCAACTGCTACTACTAATATGAAAATGAAGATTGGTATCTTAAAAGATTAGTCATGGCTGGTATGGTGACAAGTGTCGGTATTGGTGGTTCTTGGCAATCAGGCAAGGAAGAAAATAACGATAACAGTAGGAGGACCCAGAATATGAAAAGTAAAAAGAGTCCAGCTAAGAAGAAGCGCTATCCCAAAAAGAAATAATGGCTAGCTTTACAGACCAGATTGGTTATTATGCTGGGGGTACCAGTGGTTATTCTTCTGAGATAGCTCAGTGGTTAATTGATGGAGTAAAGACTATTGTTACTCAGGCAGAGCAGATAAATAAAGATTTGTTAGATATGTTCTCTTTAGAGACATCAGTAACTAGTGGAAGTGGTTTCGATGTTACTGCGAATGGAAGAGTTTTGGATGTTCAACGAGATGATAGAAGAGCTACGCCAATAAAAAATCAATGGAGAGGGAAAATTTCGGATACAAATAGTATTTATTATGCTCCTAGTACTGACCCAAAGTATTTTGTATTAAACGGCAAGCTTTACGTAAAGCCTGACCCTACCTCATTGGCGTCAGCCAAGGTCAGCCATGTCACCTACGGAACGATATCTGACGCATCTTCTCCGTCTATATCGTACTTTCCTTCCGAGTTCTACAAGCACGTTGTGTTATGGGTGGCAGCGAATCTAATTCATGCTAAAATGGTTGCATTACGTGAGGCTTTGCCGTCAGATTTAGATGGAGATGCTACTGCATTTGATGCTATAACTGACTTGTCTCTGAATATGTCTCTGCCAAATTCTCCTGATGCACCAAGTTATGGTTCTGTTGCATCTTTTGGTGGCGCACCAGCTTATTCTAAGCCTACTTTTACAGCCCCTTCATTCCCTTCTATTGCTACTCTTGATTTAAGTACTTCTGGGAATGCACAGATTACAGCTCTTGCTTTGTCTATTACTTCTCCTGGTACACCGGATACATTAAGCTATACAAGACCTATTATTTCTGGGGCTGGAGATGAATCGAGTGAAACTTTGTCAGCTATGACAGGTGATACGACAGGAACAGATTCAGATTGGATAAATTATGCTACTTGGTTTACAGCGTTGTCTGATATGATAGAAGACCAGGAGGATGTGGAATTAGCTGAGGCACAGATAGGAAAGATAAGTACTTATGTGCAGGCATATTCTACTCAGATACAAAATAACTTGAATGAATTTAATGTTAATCTCGAATCGTATAGACAGAAGCTATCAAGAACTCAGACTGATTCTTCGGCTTTTCAGGCAGAACTTGCCAGATTTCAGGCGCAGGTAAATTCAGAAGTTCAAGAATGGACGAATAATGAACTTCAGCATAAGTTTCAGAAGTGGACAACGGAGTATGCAAATGCATTGCAAACATATTCAATAGATATCCAGAATGAATTGAATGAATTCAATAAAGAAAATGTCGCTTATCAAGCCACTATCCAGAAGAATATGACGGAATTTCAAGCTAAGGATAGCGAGTATTCAGCCACACTTCAAGAATATGCAACAGAAATTCAAGAATACCAGGCATTGATAAATAAGGAAGTTCAGGTGTTCACTGCTAATCTAGAGAAAAAACTTCGTTCTTATGAATCTGTTATTCAAAAGGATACAGTTGATTATCAGTGGCTACAGGGACAGATGCAATATATTCAATCTATGTATGAAAGATGTTGGGCTCCATATGCAGGAGCCTCAGCTGATGCTAATTCATCGTTTGTAGGGGTGCAGAAATGAAAGCAAAAGAAATGGTAGAGTTAGTACAACAGCATCATCCTGATTTGGGTGCACAAGAAATTATAAAGATGTTTAATAGAGCTTCAGATGAATATAGCGCAAGGACGAGATTATTAGATTCTGCAGTTCAATTTAATACAGCTGTAGACCAGAGATATTACGCCTTAGATACAAAGATTTTAGAG